AAGATGACAAAGTAATAAAAAACAATAAAGAAATTATATTTCATTGTGATATTTGCGGCGAAAATTCAATTCATGAATATAATTCATTTAATTATAGGCAAAGAAATAACATTTCATTATGCTTAAAATGCGTTCCACCATACCAGTCTATGATTGAGGAAGAACTTGAAAATTTTTTAATTGAAAATGGATATAATTTCAAAAAGCACGACAGAGTTACGATTACTCCCAAAGAAATTGATTTTTTTATAGAAGATAAAAAAATTGGAATAGAATTAAATGGACTATATTATCATAGTGAAAAATTTATACCAGATAAAAATTATCATAAAAATAAATGGATATCTTCAGAAAGAGATGGAATTCATTTATTTCAAATTTGGGAAGATGAATGGAAATTTAAAAAAGAAATTGTTCAAAATATAATTAAAAACAGAATATCTGGAACTAATAAAAAAATATGGGGAAGAAAATGCGAAATAAAATTAATTGATAATAACGCTTATAAATCTTTCATTGAAGATCATCATATACAAGGATATGCTCCATCAAAAATCAAGCTTGGATTATTTTATAAAAATGAACTAGTACAAATAATGTCATTTTCAGGTAATAGAAAATCAATGGGAGGAATAAAAAAAGAAGGAGAATATGAAATGATAAGATTATGCACAAAATCAGGAATAAATGTGGTAGGAGGATCCGAAAAATTATTATCCTATTTTGAAAAAATATTTAAACCTCTTAAAATCACAAGTTATTGTGATGTTCGATATTTCACAGGAAAGACATATTATAAAATGGGATTTGAACTTAAAGAAATAACAAAGCCTAATTATTTTTATCTTAAGCCTAATGAAATTAAAAGATATCAACGATTTAATTTTAGAAAAGATAAGCTTATTAAAATGGGATTTTCGAAATCAAAAACAGAATATGAAATAACAAAAGAATTAGGATATTTGAGATTATGGGATTGCGGAAATAAAAAATTTGTTAAAATTTATGAAAAATTTTGATTTCTTAAAATTTTTTCGTAAATTTCCAATGGCCCAATATTCTATATAACTAATATTATTAAAGAAACAAAAATATTTCTTTATTTGCTTGATTTTATTAAAAATTTTTTTTATATTTATGGACCTTCCCCAGCATCCAGTATAAAAAGGATCCAATAAAAAGGCCCAGGTCCAGAATTTAAATTAATTAGGACCATTGGACCAAAACATTAATAAAAAAAATTGGGCCAGAAATAATAATATAATACTGGGAAAAAAATTCATCAATAAAAAAAAGGGTTGTTTCCAACCCTTCTTTCACTTATAAAACACTTGTTTGCTGAATAAGGATATCTTAAATATTTTCGAATGATGCTCCAGTTGGAGTAATAATGAATTCTATATCGATAAATTCCAAAGATCTTGTCGGCTTAATATAAATTTTACCTCTAAGAGTATTCTGGTCAATATCTTCAGGATCATTTGATACCACAACGCGGAAATCGTAGATTCCTCTTTCTTTCTTAATTGCTTCAAGAATTGGATTAACCAATCTCAAAAATTCATTTCTTACTTGTTCATCGTTTTGTTCAAATAGTAATCTGACAGATACCGCTGATATAAGCTTTCTTGCTCTTAAAAGTAACCTTCTTACGTTGATTCTATCCAAAGCGCTTTCTTTAATTTGAAGCGTTTTATTACCCCAAATAATTGGGCCTGTATCAGAAAAAGTTGCGATTGGGTTAATTCTCATCTTATAAAGATCATCTCTTTCATCGAGAGTTAACTTTTTAGCTGCTTTAACAGCGTTTACAAGACCTCTTGAATATCCGGCTACAGCAAACCATGGATAGGATACGTTATCAGTTAAAGCTATATTTCTAACGACTTCCCCTGTTGGTGGAATAAATAATTGAGTTGAATTATCGTTGTCTCTAATTTGTATCCAAGGCCAATATACGGCTGAATAATTGGAATCCAGTCCAATTGTATCCAAAGCATCGATAACCTCATCTGCAGTTGAATAATTTGGGGGAGCAATTATATAGAGCGAATCTGCTCTATCTGTTTCGACCATATCAATAGCTTGTGTAGTTAAAGAAGAATGATCATAGAAATTAATACCTGGGGTTGCAAAAACATTTATATCAACGGCTTCAGGATTTGCAAATGTGTCAATGCCCTCAAGAAATGCATAATAGTCAGAATTTCCAACCGATACATTAAATACTCCACCATTATCGGTATTGTTATTAACATAAGTTGTTTTACCAAAAATATAGGCATCGCCATATGTTCTAGTATTTCTGTAAATATCCCACCCATCAAATCCGCCACATGCAGCAAGGGTAAATTTACGAGATGCGACGGTATCAAGTTCTCCTTTATCTGTTCCTTCTAAATCATAAGGAGTACAATCATATTCATATCCTGTAATTGTATTACCTGTTATTGTTGCAGCATTTACTGATAAGTGAAATCCAGGAGATGTTGTATTAGCGTTTATGCCTTTATACTTAAATAAATCAGCATCAAATCCCATTTGTGAAGATAATCCTAAAGAAACTCTTTTAACCTTATCAGTCGGTACGTCATCTGGTAATCCATTAGTATATGTAACAATGTCGCCAGCCGTGTAATATTGAGTTTTATACATAACATTACCTAGTATTGATTGATCCACCAGTTCATCAGCAGTAAATCCTTTAAACCCAGCGGGAACCGCATCCATTGGATGATCTTCATTCATCAATAACATAATGTATTTTGATTTTAGTTCATATTTGGTATCAGATGTTCCAACTTTTAATGCAACATATCCAGGTAATTCTGGATTCATTGTACATCTTGAATATTTTTCAAGAACAACCATATTTTCATCTGTATCGTTAAAATCACGAACCATCATATCAAATTCGCCAGTTTCGAGATCTACATTTAATATAGTTACTTTAACTTCGTAATTTGCTGAATCACCATCTGGAATAGTAATAATCTGGAATAAATCATCAACTTTTCCACCTCTAACTTCTGAAACAACCATTGGAGATGCTGGAGTATCCCAAGCGGTGATAAAATCATTACTAACTGTATGATATCCAGTAGTTAAATTTATTCCTCTAATTAATCCACGATCATTAAGAGCATTAATCAAATTTGGATATATCTCATAGACATATAATGGATAATCAGAATAATTTTTATCATAAACATCTACTCCCAGTACTTTTGAAATATATTTTGTTGATGTTTTATCTAAAGAGCATGTAAATGTTTTTATCACTTCAGCATCTGTGTTAATAGTGGCCGTAAAATCACTTAAAGGATTAGATTCAATAGTACTAGATGATATTGTAAATCCACTAGAAAGGGTTACTTCTAATGTTAATGTGGAAACTGTTGAATAGCGTCCTCTTGATCTTAAAGCCGCTACTGTTAAATTATCATATTTATTAACTACGGCAGTTGCATAATCAAGTCGTGTTACGGTAAAAAATCCAACGCCTGTACTATATACAAAAAGATAACAATATAATCCATCTATGACATCATCTGTTTTATGAAAGAAATTATTTGACCACGTATACCCCGTAGCATCGCCAATTGGTCCGACTATTTCGTCGCCAGTCAAGGATGATGTTTCGCTATCAGGAACTAACCCAATCGTGAACCACTCGCCGTCTGCATATGTATGGCCTGTTAGCCAATCAGTTACGCTATCGCCAGTTGTTGCGGTTTTTCCTGATAATTCAGCAAAAAACATACTGTTAGTTATATCAACAGTTGGCGTCAATTCACTTACTGCGCTAGGAGCTGGTGGAGTTTCAGAATCGTAACTAACTCCGCCTAATGTTTTAATAGTATATGTTGCTACTGGTTTGTATCCTGTTAAGCCAAGTATTCTTGTTACAAATAGTTGATTTGATTCTTGTAGATAGGCTTTAGCAACATAAGGAAGCTCATATTTTGGATTTTTAAATGAACTCCCATCCTTTTCTGGAGATGTTGTTCCAAAATATGTTTTGAACTCGTCAAAATTTGTTATTAATATAGGTTCGAAAGCGGGACCTTTAAGAGTTTCGCCAACTAATCCTAGTGTAGTCACGCCAACACTTTGTGCTACGAATGTTAAATCTTTCTCAGAAGTATATACCCCTGGAGAAACGAATACTCTGTTTGAATTTGCCATTGATTATTGATTATTATGTTATTTGTTTATTTTATTAGTATTATTTATCATAAATATCTTTGTTTTCACCAAAGATTTATCAACAAAAAAAATCGTAGATAGTATTTTATCCTTTTTTCCTATTATTTATCTTTAGATATGAAAAGCAAGAGTAAAAATATTAAAATCAGTGAGAAGCATCATGAAATTCTTAAATCCTATTGTGATAAAAACGGATTAAAAATTTATCGAGTTGTGGAGAAATGGATTGATGAATTTAATAGACCGAAGAAAAAAGAAATCTATGCCGAATAATTTATCGCAGATAGCATATACCAACTCTAGATCCAATAATAGGCGTGGATAATAATGTAATCTGGTTATGACTTGAGATAACAAAGCCGACATCTTCTTCATCTACAAGCCCATTAATTTCTACATATATAACGCTATGTATTTCATTTAGAACAGTAAATGTTAAATTTCCGCTGTAAATAAAGTTTTCGGTTTCTAAGAATAGCAAATTACCATAAGCATCTTGGAAAACATTACTTCTACCAGCGTAATAAGAAACTGTTATTATGCTACCAGTAATGGGTGGAGTGACAAAAGTTATTCTTGATGTTTGTCCTAGCCAGTAATAATGTATATCTCTTTCTTGAATAAGACCATTAACTGCAACAAAAAATAGAAACCCTATTGTTTCGCCGACGCTAAAAGATGTTTGCATACCATCGGCAAGAAATGTCACAACTTTGATTTCAATTGATTTATTAATAAATTTCTTTTGATAATTTTTTGTGGACATAAATTCATTTAATAATAATAATCTACTTATTGCTGGCTTAACTTCAAATTCTTCTGGATCAATTAGAAATCCCAGCATAGTAAATTCATATGTCTGTAAATAAAATCTACGGTTTTCCAGAGCATCGATTGGTGAATTATCACTAATTCTATCCATAACAATTGGAATATAATGTCCTTTTACAGTCGTATATGCTTGCCTGGAAGAAAATTTTTGTAAAACTATTTTATTAAATCGATTTAAATCTCTAAATTTTTGACAAACTATTGTTACCTCAAATCCAATATCAATTGCAACAGGTTGCGGCATTTTATATATATCGGCGCCCATTTGTGTTCCATCCCATGTTTTAACCGCGGCATAAAAAAATGTTCTTCTATCTGGAATGTTTCGCTGGATTACAGGATTTGTTCCTGGCTGCACATCTGGTTTTCTTATGACTCCAATAAACGGAACTTTTATATTTCCATCTTCGTCGGCAAATGTCCAGTTATTTGATATTTCGCTCCATCTTTGTACCGTTAAAATTTTTGGTATAATTGGAATTTGAACACCGTCAGAAATGACCTTTAGATTCGTTTTAACGAACTCTAACATTCCCATATCTAAATCATCGTGCAAGACGGAATCTGGCATATTAGTGTCAGATTTCGTTATTCTCTCCAATAATTCCTGTCTTCTTTCAAGTATTTCTTTTTGCTTGTAGATTTCTATGTTATTTTTTTTGGGGTATGCCATTTAAATTCCTCTAAATTCATTTTCTTGTGTCGGAACACAAATTATTGTTCTGTAAGACGGTTTATATCCGAAATGATGATGTTTATTATCTGCCGTAACCTTGCCATCATTTACAACAGTATAATATCTTATTCTTTTTTCGCTATCAGGATATCCAATATAATCGCCAAATCTTATATCAACTTTTAAATCATCTAAATGTTTTATATATACGGACACTATCATATTACCAGGCTCGAGATACCTCAAAAGTCCTGTCTTATACGCTTTATTTTCTGCTTCAACAACTTTTATTAAACAATTAAATTCAACTGGCGGTAAGAATTTTATTTCATCTTTTCCAACTTCACCATATACATCATCAATTTCGCTTCTTATTTTATCAACGCGATATAAAACAAGTTTCATATTTAAGTCACCGTGAAGATATTCCTGACCCATAGTTATATGTAAATCAAAATCATCTTCTGAAAAAAACTTCGAAAGTCTGGTTATAGGCAATTTATTTTCCATATGTCTATAAATAGTTCAATTTCTCAATCTAATTATGTATATTATATTATAATTTAAATATGGAGACAAAGATTCCCGAAATTGAGGCGAGAAACATTCTATCAACATATGAAGGAGCAAATAATCAGTTGATAGAATGGAAAAGAAAATTTTTATATAACAAAAGTTTTAAGTTAACACGCCCACAAGCTGATTATATATTAAGATACAACCAAATAACTCCAAAAGTTGTTAGAAGGTATATCAAAATAACGCCATCATTTGGAGAAAAATTAATGAAAGAAAGAATACTCACAAATCCCATAGATAAAATATGGTGTGAGAAGTTATTATGTGAGACAGATAAAGCGTATCACATTTGGGGTAAATTTTTTGATTTCGAAAAAAATTATGCATTTTGGATACCTAAAGGAGCTATCATTCCATCTGAAAAGAAATTAAATCGAGTCATTGATTATTCAAAATATGATGCTCGTCCGCCAATGGAGCATCAAAAAATGGCAATTGAGAAACTCTTGGCGAATGATAGATTTATTTTGGCTGATTCTATGGGACTGATGAAAACAGGATCATCAATAATAGCAGCATTAGAAAGTGGAGCAAAGAAAATTCTCATTGTGTGCCCAGCATCACTTAAAATAAACTGGCAGCGGGAAATAAAAATATATACCAACAGAAAAACACTAATTGTTGAAGGTAGAAAATGGGGATCAATTTTTGATTTTTATATAATAAATTATGATATATTAAAAAATTATCATACAACGGATAAAAGTGAAGATAGTGAGGCATATAAATTGATTGTTAATGAGGAGTTTGATATAGCAATCATAGATGAGGCCCATATGGTGTCTAACGCATCATCATTAAGGTCTAAATTATTAATCGATATTCTTGAAAAAATGCCAAAAGTGTGGTTACTAACTGGAACTCCAATGACTAATAGGCCAATTAATTATTTTAATCTTTTAAAAATTGTTCATTCACCAGTTGCTTCAAATTGGCAACATTATGTTAAAAGATATTGCAGGGGATTCAGATTTAAAGTTAACGGTAGAACAATATGGAATACAAGTGGTCATAGTAATTTGGATGAACTGAGAGAATTAACTAAAAATTTGGTATTAAGAAGATTAAAGTCTGATATTCTTGATTTACCCGAAAAAATCATCACGCCAATATTCTTAGAATTGAAAAGTACATACTATAACGAGGAACTCGAAGAATTTATGAAGATTACGGAAGAAAATAAACATCGAACAACTCTAAATATTAATACACAAGAAGAAAATGTTAACAGAGAAAACATCATTGCTGTCTTGGGCCGTCTTATGAAAGTCAGACAGGTTATCTCATATGAAAAAATTCCATATACATGTGAATTAATTGATAAAGCTCTCAATGAGGATAAAAAGGTGCTAGTTTTTACAAATTTTACTATGACATTAGATATGATTCACGAAAAATACAAAAAGAATTCTGTTATCTTGGACGGCAGAATGACAAAAGAGAAAAAACAAGAAAGCATCGATAAGTTTCAAATTGATCCAAAAATAAAAGTGTTTATTTTAAATATTATTGCGGGTGGTTTTGGCCATAATTTAACAGAAGCAGAAGTTGTCATTATGAATGATTTATCATTTGTACCCGCACATCATGCGCAAAGCGAGGACCGAGCGCACCGGCCTAATCAAAAAAACAATGTTGTGGTATATTACCCAATATTTGAAAATACTATTGAGCAAATTGTTTATAATATTTTACAAAGGAAAAAAGATATCATTGACCAAGTAATGGGAGATGGCGAATATTCTGAATCTTTTGCTAAAGAATTAATTAAGGAGTTATTTTAAGCTTTTCATAAAATTTAGATAACATATTAAATAAATTTTCGTCATGTATGTCAATTAATGTAAACTTAATAACTTTTTCACCATTATCTATTAACTCTTCAATACTATTTTTAGTCGCAATATTTTCAATATCATAATAAAACTTAATATGATTATTACAGCAATATTGATTAATTTTTATCATTAAATTTGTTATATCTTTTCCCTCTTTTTTCATTTTTTTCTTCAATAAGGATTGATGTATTCTAAATTTATTTTTATTATTTTTTAATATCATTCCACTTTTATTTTCATTATATTTAAATAAATAAATAAATTCGCTATTGTCTATTGTCATACAATTTACAAGCATCATATTTTCTTTTTTAATATAGAAATCCCATAAATAATATCCTTCTAAATCAATAAATTCTTTATTATATACTTTTTTATTTTGAACGCTTAATGTTGAACCTGTTGTAATCATATAAAAATCACAACTTTTAAAAAGATCGTTTCTTTCGCCTCTATCAAAAGATAATTTATATGTAATCGGTGATATTTCATTTTTGGATAATGTATAAATTGTTGAAATTTCTGAAATTTTTCCATAACACCAAGAAAATTGTGTAGCAAAAATCATTTCGTTAAATTCAGGACTATATGGGGTAAATAGATATTGAGCTGATTTTGTTAAACATTCATCAAAATATAATAATGTTTCTGATTTATAATTTATAAAATCATCATATGTTATCTTTTTATTAAATATTTCATTTATATATTTAATTATGACGTATAAACACGAATAATTTGTGTTAATTGTGTTGTGCCAACCCCAAATCCATTTTCCAAATACATATTGTAAAACTCCATTTAGTTGATTTTTTTCACAATATCCTATTTTATAAAGAGAATCGTTGGAAAATTGTACAGAATTTACTGATTTTGTTATTATATTTTTTAAATTATCTCGGAACTTCGGATTATTAGAGACATCTTTTACTTCATCTTGTGTCATAATATCAAATATACAAATATTTATTAAGAAAATCAAGATGGCAACAACAGTAATAAATGGAGAAGATAGAGAAAAATTATATACGCAAGTTTTACATCTTTTAGGATTGCCTGTTCGTGGTGTTGAATTAACAGAAGAACAACTAGATTCGTTTTTAGAATTGGCAATATCCGAATATGAACAATATGTAAATGATTGGTTAATTGAATCACAATGGTCAGCGTTAGCTGGACTTGATGTAGATAATCAATCTTTAACAAGAGCATTCACAACCAGAAGCTTAGATTATCAAACACAATATACATATGCATATTCAAAAATCGTCGGTTTACAGGCAGGCGGAGATTATGAATTAAAAAAAGATTATTTTAATTTGGTTGCAGCACAGCAAATATATACAATTCCTGCTGGCCGTGAAATAAACGAATTATTATGGTTTACAAGAGCAGAATTAACAGATTCAATTATTGACCCATTTCTAGGCGGTTTCGGTGGACTTGGAGGCGTAGGATTTGGTGGCGTTGGTGGATTTGCCCAAGTTGGAGCATCGGGGTCATATTTTATGTTGCCAGCATTTGATCTTTTATTAAGAATGCAAGATAGAAATATCAAAAATAGATTAATCGGCGGTGAATTAACATATAGAATTACAGCAGGACCTAATGGAACAAAGTTAGTACATCTATACAATACCCCAGGTGGTAGATTCGACTTTGGATCAATAAGATCTAATAACTGGAAAGTTTGGTATTGGTATTATGAAACAACAGATAGAGATGATTGTCTTCAAAAAAATAAAGATATAATTAAATTACCATCCGATGTTGAAACCGAAAGTCTTACATGGATTGCGTTAAACGGCCCAGCTAAAAACTGGGTGAGAAAATATCTTGTTGCATATGCAAAAGAAGGATTGGCAAGAATTTGGGGTAAATTTTCAGGAGAATTACAAGTTCCAGATAGTGCGATTAAGCTAGATTATCAGAGTTTGTTAACAGAAGCAAAAGACGAAAAATTTAAACTAATTGAAGAACTTATGGGTAGGCTAGAAAGATTGCGTCCCGATAAATTACTTCAAAGAAAAGCAGATGAAGCCAGATCTTTGAATGAAAGTCTCAAATATCGTGCGATAATTAGTCCAATTAATGTAATTTAATTTTTTTATTCAAAATTTTTTGTTTATATTTATTAGTGATTAAGACTAACTACGGAAAATCCGTAAGCTAATATGTCAAACTAAGAAGTATTAATATGAAAGAAGTTATTTCACAGAAAGTTGTCGAAGACTTTCTTAATGGAGAGGATCCAGAAGAATTTATTGTTGGAGTGGAATACGATTACAAAACCAACACAATCTTCAAAATTATTCAAGATCCCGAAAAGGGAAAAGTTATAAAACAAGATACAATTGTTCCATTTTTATGGGTTGGGGATCTAACTGGTTTCAATTTTTATCAAAATCAGAAAACTCTTCAAAAAAAGAAGATGGCTGAATATGGTATTTTAATTGAACGCCTTGAAACATATGGTAATGAAAGACTCGAAAACGGGCTTTGTTATTTAGTTAAAAGCATTAAAGGATATACGGAGCTTATAAACTTTTTTAAACAAGGCGGTATTGATCCATGGGGAGAAAAATATAAACAATATTTTCAAATATTAAATCCTGCAGAGCAATATCTTGTACAAAAGAAAAAAAGATTATTTAAAGGAATTGAAGAATACTCGGATGTACACAGATTAGTATTTGATATTGAAACCACAGGTTTAAATCCAGATATTGATAAAATAATATTAATTGGAGTTAAAACAAACAGGGGATTTATAAAAGTAATTGATGTTTATGGAGAAAATGGAGAACAAAGATGTATTGAAGAATTTTTTAATATTATTCGAGAACTAAAGCCCACAATTATTGCTGGACACAATTCAGCATCTTTCGACTTTCCATTTATAATGAAGAGATCAGAAATTCTAAAAATGAATATAGATAGAATAACTCAAATTATATCGCATCGAGGAATTAAAGTAAAAGAAGGAATTTTAAAACTAGCAAACGAAATAGAGCCATATAACCAATATATTCTTTGGGGATTTAACGTCATTGATACTTCCCATCCAGTACGTAGAGCTCAAGCAATTAACTCCGAAATTAAATCATGGGGATTAAAATATATAACAAAATATCTGGAGAAAGAAAAACCCAATCGAATTTATGTTGATGGGGCGCACATCTCAAAAATTTATTTGAGTGGAGATAGTTATTATGTCAACCCAAAAACGGGTGGATGGAGAAAGATTGGAGATCCAGGAACCGAAAACCTTTTAAGCAAATATCCAGGTAAATATGAAATATGGCCAGCAAGAAAAATTATCGAGCAATATCTTGACGATGATCTATATGAAACTTTAATTGTTGACGATTCATTCAGTCAATCAACATTTTTATTGTCAAAATTAGTACCAACCACATATGAAAGAGTAGCAACAATGGGTACTGCAACATTGTGGAAACTCATTATGCTGGCCTGGTCATATGAAAATAACCTAGCCATTCCCGAAAAAGACGAAAAAAGAGGATTTACTGGCGGGCTATGTCGTTTATTAAATGTTGGATATTCTAAAAATATTGTAAAATTCGATTTTTCATCTCTTTATCCGTCTATTCAGCTTGTATTTGATATATTTCCTGAATGTGATGTTATGGGCGTTCAAAAGGCAATGCTAAGATATTTTCGTAATATTCGTATTAAGTCTAAAAGGCTTAAAGAAGAATATGAAAAAACTAATCCTGATTTATCGGACAAATATGATAGAAAACAATTACCATTAAAAATATTTATTAACGCATATTTCGGATCATTATCGGCGCCTAAAATATTTCCATGGGGTGATATAAATAAGGGAGAAACAATTACTTGCACTGGCCGTCAATTCCTTCGCATGGTAATTATGTGGTTTATGAAAAGAGGATATACTCCCCTCACTTTTGATACAGATGGAATTTGTTTCTCAATGCCTGAAGACGCTGAAACACGCAAATATATTGGGTTGGGTAAAAATGAACTTGTTGAAAAAGGAAAAGAATATGCGAGTGTTGATGCAGATACCGCAGAATTTAATGATATTTTTGCAAGAGGAGAAATGGGTTTGGATATTGAATATATAGCATTAGCAATGCTTAACATATCAAGAAAGAATTATATATTAAAATTAATTAAAAAGGGCAAAGTAAAAATAAAATTAACAGGTAATACAATTAAATCTAAGAAATTACCCCAATATGTCGTTGAATTTCTGGATGAAGGATTTAAATACTTATTGGACGGCGATGGCTTATCATTCATTAATCTTTATTACAATTATATTGATAAAATATATAATAAACAAATACCATTAGTGAAAATTGCCAATAAGGCCAGAGTTAAACAAAGCATCGAAGATTATGGAAAACACATCAAAAAGAAAACCAAATCAGGGTCATTAATGGCCCGTCAAGCACATATGGAACTTATAATGCAAAACAAATATCTGGCATTTCTTGGGGAAACAATATATTATGTTAATAATGGAAGAATAAAATCTCAAGGAGACGTTCAAAAAGTGTCAAAATATAAAGAAAAATACACAAAAAAACAGTTAGAAGAATATTTTGAAAAAAATGGAAAATATCCTCCAAAAGAAACATACATCGAAATCAATTGTTATATGATTTCAGAATCGGATATAATTAATAACCCTAATATGGTTGGGGAATATAACATTGCTCGTTATATTGCTAATTTTAATAAGCGAATTTTGCCATTATTGGTTGCATTTAAACCCGAAATACGAGATGATATTTTAATAGAAAATCCAGAAAATAGACAATATTTTACTGCATTACAATGTGAACTCGATCACGGACATCCTTTAAAATCCGAAGGACAAGACACTCTTAATGAAATTATGACATTATCAGATAGTGAAGTGTTATTCTGGAATCGTATTCAACGAGATCCATTTTTTATGTATATTGAAGATACCTTATCACTTGTTGACCAGTATTGGGTTGACTACAATAGAAAAGTTGTTAATTTAGAATTAAATAGTTCTAAAAATAATGAAGACGAAGAACTTATTGAAACTGACGCTAATGATTATGCTTATCACGCCGCAATTGAAGTTTAAATAATGTTAATATAAAGTTTATCTCTTATTGGAACAATAAGTTTTGTTGTTGGATTTTGATTGGTGTCTAAAAACTGGATTGTAATTTTCCCTTCAAATTTACCAGGTTCTGAAGTTTGTAATTCCGTGAATCGATAAACAATATAATATTCATCTGTTGTTTGATTATATTTTTTTGTTTTAAGCGCTAATGAACATGGAGCATTTAGAATAAAAGGCATTCCCGTTTTAGTGTCTATCATTTCAAATGTAATAGTGGAATTTTCCAATAGTTCGTTAAACGATGATTTATCGCTTTTTCCATCGTCAATTAATCTCATTTTTAATATGGGGTCTGTTGCCCCTTGTCTTATGAAGAAATCCATATGTTATAAATATATAGTTAATTATATTATAGTAAAATGATTTGAATATAATGTATCCTCAATAGCAGCTGTTTTCTGAATTAGCATATCGTGATTGGCACCTATATCATCTGGTATTGTACCTGAAAGATAATAATCGGCTGTTCCAGTAATAAGATCTAAATTATCCCATGATCCGCCTTTACTCATATGAATAGAATTTCTTATATTTGTGGTAACATAAAGAGTACAGCCACTTGCAGCTGTAACATTTATTGATATATTATCATATGGCGTTGAACTTGTTTGGGTGCCAATAGTGTCAACAGAATTCATTGTTACCTCCACAGATGAAAATTCATTTGATATCTTTGGATTAGCATTCTCATCTCTTACTTTCACAGACCAAGTAAGGTTTTCCTGTGCCACATCTGGATAGAAAAAATCAACATTATTATCAGCTTCAATTGTATTATCACCAGATTCAAGATATATATATTGAAATCCACTGTCAATTACTGTAATTCCATCACTTATTATTTCCCAATCAAGATAATAGTTAGAACCATATCCATAATCGTTATGAATATTAAATGAGAAATATCCTCTTGATCCATTTGCACCATCAGTAATAGTTATATTGCCAATAATAATAAATTCTGGTATTAATGACGGTGTTATTGACGGAGTCACAGATATTGATAACGATGGCGTTACCGTTGGTGTTTCTGTTGGCGTTACCGATGGCGTTACTGACGGCGTTTCTGATATTGATAGAGACGGCGTTATTGACGAAGATGGAGTTGGCGTTATTGACGAAGATGGAGTTGGCGTTGGAGATGGACACAATAAAAAATCATTAACATATCCATTATTTATATATACTATAAATGGTGTAGATCCATCAAGAATGTAATATCCTGTGGCTATTAAATTACAATCTGTGCCATCGGGATAATATACTAGCTGGCCAATTGTTAGATTTGATGTATATCCAGTCTGCCCAGAGAATACTACAACGCCAATTAGTGGTAACGCATCACATGCCTCATTTAATGTCGACGTAAAATTTGTCATCGGTGGAACGTCATATGATGTTAGGAAATAATATTCTAATAATCCAAGTGGTCTTACGCATATTCTTGATGGAGTTGGCGTTATTGTTGGCGTTATTGTTGGCGTTATTGTTGGCGTTATAGATAAAGTAATAGATGGTGTTTTTGTTGGCGTTCTTGTTGGCGTTCTCGTTTTTGTTATTGTTAGTGTTGGTGTTTTTGATAATGATATTGTTGGCGTTGTTGATGGTGTTTTTGATGGGGTTCTCGATGGAGTTTTCGATAGCGTTTTTGATGGAGTTATCGTTCTAGATATGGATAAAGATGGCGTTATTGATGGCGTTCTTGTGGGTGTTACTGTTTCACTTGGTGTAATAGTTGGAATAATACTCGGCGTTGGCGTTACAGTAGGAGTTCTTGATGGGGTGATCATTATAATAGAATCATCGCACGCCTCATTACATTCTCTTATAGTATAGTCTGGTTTTGTAATGGTTAAATAACGATTATAAATGTATGGAAAATTCATTATATCTTCAAAATATGCCGCATATTTTATAGTGTAGCGACAAACGCTATTATGTAAATTTCCCGACCCTGTTACTCCACCGCCAACCGCGTGAACAAAAGGCTGATATCCTCTATCCGAAAGAATGACTTCCTCCCAATTTTCAAATTTATAAACGGGTAAATTACGGAAGTTTGAAATCGAAGAATGCACATCATCTATTTCAAGCGGTCTTCCATTGTGATATATTTTTAATGTACCCAATCGTTTATTTCTTTCATCTAACCATTTTTGATTTAGTTCTTCTATTGCCGCATCAGTAATCATTGTTGATCCCGTAGTCGACGTATATCCCGTATTTATCAGGTCATTCCAACCGCCTTCATTTGGTAAATCACAATCTGTATAATAATAGTACCTTTCAAAACAAATTGTTATATTAAAATCATTTGATGTTCCTCCGCTACATAATGGTAATGTTTGTCCTGTACTGATATAATATACTGGGGTGTATCCAGAAACGGTATCACAATATCCAGAATATCTATATGCCGTCCATTTAATTCTACCATCATCTGTAAATTTAAAAGATAAATTATTATCGGCATAATTTTCAGGATCATATTCATCTCTAACTCCTGTATAAAAGAAAATACTATCTGTCCACTCTGATCCATTTCTATTGAACACATAATCAAGTGTCCATCCTTTTGATGTTCTTCGGGCAATATAATCTGAACAATTATCAGATCCTCCACCTTCATTTGTGATGGCAACCCATGGAAGATTGGATAAAACCGCTTGTGTTGGGCAACAAGTCCCCGTTAGACCGTCTAATATGTCGGCACAATGGATTATTGATGTTGTAAATCCACTAATTATTTCTGATTCAGTAAATCCAGTTAATAGAGGATCAATTGTTGATGTGTCCCCCGAATAAAAATCACCTATTGTAAAATAGTGTGTTTCACCCGTGAGTCCTGTATAGGTATAAACATCGTTATTTAATATGAAATTAGAATATGTGTGTCCGGTTATGTTAAAATGAGGAGTAAATCCACTATAATTAAGAACCAATGTAATTCCTGAGTATATGTATTCAGCATCGTTGATAGAATTGTCATATTCGTTTAATTCAATAGTATAGAAATGACAAAGTGAATTATCAAGATTTTTTTCATATATTAAACTCGGATATGTTGACATAACCATAAATATTATACTTTAGTTAATATTTAAATCACACAATTTATATTTAATATTATATAAATATTTTTAATCTAAGAATATAGCATAACTTCGTGGATGAGCAGATATGGTGCTTGATGATGGCGACGGAGTTATTGTTGGCGATGGCGTTCTAGATATTGATAATGAAGGCGTTGTTGATATCGATAGAGATGGCGTTAATGTTGGCGTTTCTGTTGGTGTTTCTGTCGGTGTTACTGATGGTGTTGATGATATTGATAAGGATGGCGTTTCCGATATCGATAATGATGGTGTTATCGTCGGTGTTTCTGATGGTGTTTCTGTCGGTGTTATTGTTGGTGTTTCTGACGGTGTTTCTGTTGGTGTTACTGTTGGCGTAATTGACGGCGTTGGCGTCTCTGATATTGATAAAGAAGGTGTTACCGTTGGCGTTTCTGTTGGTGTTTCTGACGGTGTTACTGTTGGTGTTTCTGTTGGTGTAATTGATGGAGTTGGCGTCTCTGATATTGATAAAGAAGGTGTTACCGTCGGTGTAATTGATGGCGTCGGCGTTGATGATATTGATAAAGACGGTGTTACTGTTGGTGTTACCGTTGGCGTTACCGTTGGCGTTACCGTTGGTGTAATTGATGGAGTTGGCGTTTCTGATATTGATAAAGAAGGTGTTACCGTCGGCGTAATTGATGGCGTTGGCGTTGATGATATTGATAAAGAGGGTGTTACCGTTGGTGTTACCGTTGGCGTAATTGATGGCGTTACTGTCGGTGTAATTGATGGCGTTGGCGTTGATGATATTGATAAAGAGGGTGTTACCGTTGGTGTTACCGTTGGTGTCGATGATATTGATAAAGATGGCGTTAGTGTTGGCGTTACCGTTGGTGTTGATGATATTGATAATGATGGTGTTAGAGACGGGGTTGGACTTGGCTCTGTATAAGTTAATCTTATAAGTCCCAGACCGCCATTACCGCCAGCTCTATCAGCAACAGAGTTTGTATCCCCACCAGCTCCTCCGCCACCAAAATTAGTACCCACGCCACCAGGGTTGCCAGGAGCCACGCCAGCAGCTCCATTTCCACCATAATCAGCTGTACTACCTCCCTGTGTTGAGCCAACTGCATTTTTACCGACTGCAGTACTACCAGCTCCTCCACCGCCAGCGCCAGATGCGGTTGCATAAGCTCCAGTTCCTCCATTACCCCCTATTCTTATTGTATCTCCGATGCACCCAACTGAACTAGCAGTTGCCCCAGCCGCGTTACTTTTATTAGTTGAACACTGGCCGCCGCCGATCCCGCCTTTAGCTATTACTGTGTCAACCGCATTAAACCATGTATCACCGCCAGATTGTCCAGGACTAGTTGTTGTGTCACCAATACCACCAGCTCCAATAGTTACTGTATAAGAATTCGGAAATGATACCGCTACGGCTTTTATAACATAATTACCACCAGCTCCACCGCCACCGCAGCCAGTAGCGGGAGTTGCACCACCGCCAGCACCACCGCCACCCCAACATTCAACACTAACTGAAGTTACGCCATTTGGGCATGCCCATGTTGTTGTTCCAGAATAAATTACTACTCCCATATGTTATGATGTTCTTGTGTATGCGAATGCAATTGTAACCCTAGTTATGGTGTCTATAGAATCAACATTAAATCTCCATATATCGCCAGATGCTACTGTTGTATTGAAAGTCCCTAATGATATATCTTGATTTTTTATTTGATTTATTAATGTTGGTTTTTCTGATCCAGTAATTGTTTTAGCAACTGTTGGAGGAAAATCATTATATATATCAGACCAAATATCAACAACAGTTGATCCTGTTTGATCAGCAAAAATATCCCAACTATCGATTGTCGCTCCGAATTTCCATTCAATATCCAACGCTATTCCTGTTGGAATTACAGAACCACCGCCATCAATAATGACATTTAATACGCCGTTAACATTTCCACTTGTTCCAGAGGTTCCAGCTGTTCCAGACGTTCCAGAACTACCTGATGAACCAGATGTGCCAGATGTACCTGATATTCCACTTACTCCAGATGTTCCTGAAGATCCAGCTTCTCCTGAAGTTCCAGATGTTCCTGAAGATCCAGCTTCTCCTGAGGTTCCAGAAGAGCCTGAGCTTCCACTTGTTCCTGAGGCTCCAGATGTTCCACTTGTGCCAGAACTACCCGATGATCCAGATGTTCCAGAAGAACCTGATGATCCAGATGTTCCAGAAGAACCTGATGATCCAGATGTTCCAGACGTTCCAGAACTACCTGATGATCCAGATGTTCCAGACGTTCCAGAACTACCTGATGATCCAGATGTTCCAGACGTTCCAGAACTACCTGATGATCCAGATGTTCCAGACGTTCCAGAACTACCTGATGATCCAGATGTTCCTGAACTACCAGATGTTCCTGAACTACCAGATGTTCCTGAACTACCAGATGATCCAGATGTTCCAGACGTTCCAGAACTACCTGATGATCCAGATGTTCCTGAACTACCAGATGTTCCTGAACTACCAGATGATCCTGATGTACCAGATGTTCCAGAGCTTCCTGATGATCCAGATGTTCCAGACGTTCCAGAAGAACCTGATGATCCAGATGTTCCAGACGTTCCAGAACTACCTGATGATCCAGATGTTCCAGAGATTCCTGATGAACCAGACGTTCCTGATGTTCCAGAACTACCTGATGATCCAGACGTTCCAGAAGAACCTGAAAATCCAGATGTTCCAGAAGAACCTGAAAATCCAGATGTTCCTGAAGTTCCAGAACTACCTGATGATCCAGACGTTCCAGATGAGCCAGATTCTCCGCTTGTTCCAGAGCTGCCAGATATTCCAGATGTACCTGATGATCCATCAGCTCCTGATGCTCCGCCCAAATTAACATCCCAATCTGATCCCGATCCTGATCCTTCGGTTGCATTTATATTTCCAACTAATTCTCCATTTGCTGGATTATATGATACAACCGTACCAGTCATATAATTATTACCATCTAATGCTATAATTAATGACTGCCCCGCACTATATGCTAATCCTGTTCCGACAGTTAAACTTTGAGTTCCGCCACTAATTGTTAGATATGATGTTGATATTGTTTGGTATTTATCACCAGATAATCCAGATGTTCCACTCGTTCCAGATGTTCCAACTCCCGATGTTCCAGATGATCCTGAAGATCCACTTGTACCAGATGTTCCAGATGTTCCTGAAGATCCATTTGTACCAGATGTTCCAGATGATCCTGAACTTCCAGATGTTCCAGATGATCCTGAACTTCCAGATGTTCCTGATGTTCCTGAAGATCCACTAGAACCGCTTGTACCTGATGTTCCAGATGATCCTGAAGATCCAGATGTTCCAGAAGATCCGCTTATACCAGATGTTCCACTTGTTCCAGAAGAACCGGAACTTCCACTTGTTCCAGATGTTCCTGATGATCCACTAGAACCGCTTGTACCTGATGTTCCAGATGACCCTGAAGATCCACTTGTACCAGATGTTCCAG